GTGATGTAAATTGGTTAAGTTAGCATTTATCTTGCCAAGTTCTTTTTGAATCTGCCATAGAAAGTTGATAATACCGCCACCAATAACTAGCTCAATAAATACTAACTCATTCATTAGACTGCCTCGATCTTAAATGGAGCAGCCGAAGACATAGCATCTTCGATCTCTTTAATAGTATTTTGCGGTAGAATATTTACATCTTCTTTGTGGTCATTAATGACACCACGAACTACTCCATACAAACCCGGGCCTCTAATAGTTGGATCGTTAAGATCTTCAATCAACGCATCAATCAACATTTCTTGTAGTGTCTGTAACTTGTTCATTTAAAGCTCCTAACTTATCTAACATTGCTTTACGACGGGCACAGCCGCCACATTTTTTTAATTTACCGCCGGTTAAACCATCAATTAACCGCTCGGCTTTGTCTCCTAATGTTTCTTTTGGTGGGGGTGGAGGTTCAGTAGCATTTCCTTTATCATCTACCCAGTCCACACTGACAGAATAATCATTATTTACAACAATTGATAAACTTTTAATGGTTTGATCATCGTCAATAAAACTTAATGTTTGAGTTGCTTTAGGCATATCTACTCCTTATTTAGCGTTTTGAGGACCCATGTCACCGAGTAATCGGTATTTATCCGGACTGCCCTCTGTGAATGGAGTAACTTTACTAATACAGCCATCACAGCTGCGACACCATGGATCTTGTGCCGTAATAAATACTTGCGTCCACTCACTGTCAATACCTACATTCTCTTCAGTATTACCACTAAGCCCACTGTTTCTAAAGTTAAGGCCGTTACCCCCGTATCGTAAAATAGTATTTGACCCAGCACCATCTCTAACATCATCATCATCTGCTCCATCAGCTCCTGTACGACTACCGTTTACTCTAGTTATTTCATTATTGTAACAGGAAGTAATAAAGTGAGCATCAGAACTAAATCTATAAATATCTCTACAGAAAACATCGTTAAAAAAACAAATTTCATTTTCTGAGGCATCACCACTTCCGTCGTTTACAATGCCCACATGAGGTGATTGACCGCATTTATCGTCAGCTTCTATAGTATCAATTCCATTTTGATTTGCTCTACTAATAAATGTTCTATTTGCAACTCCGTTATTTTGTATAGAATCAGAATATTGTGCCAATGTTTTTTGTACAGCACAACCAGACATGCTACTTAATGCAGTACAGAAAGAGTCAAAATAAAAAGGAATACCCGTTAAGTTTTCCCCATCAGTAGCCGCATCTCCAAAAGTAATTTTAGATGTGTTTGTATTACCGGGATATAATTTAAATGCAGCGGCATCAACAGTAACAGATTGAAGATCGCTTCTTCCTGTAGAATCAGTATCTTTTGTTTTTTGATGCGTGTGATTAAATCCATTTACATTAAAACCCGCAGCTAATTCTATGTAAGGAGCAAAAGCAATAACCTCATCAATTGGTTTTCCTAATCTTGCTCCATCATTTTTAATAATTTCTCTTTCTGCATCGGTAAACCTACTAGAATCATTTTCTGGCAAAATATAATTATCTGGATAACCATCTGCACTAGTTGTTCCATCTTCTCGAACACCCGGAACATCTGCTAAATGATTTCCATAATACCCAATATACTTATAGAACGGAGTAATTATTCCGTTAGTTCTTTGAATGTATAACCTACCTTTATAGTTTTTAGATTTAGAAGTATACCCTTTAGTAGGTGCGCCAATAATTGAAACTTCAGTAGTTTGTTTAAATCGTTCAGCTACATCAAATTCATCGGGTTGATCTCCTACAACAAAACACTGTTTACCTTGCGCACTAATTACTGCTGGAAGCAAAGGAGGATCTACACATCCGTCGTGCAATGCATTGTGTTGTTCATTTAAAATAGAAGCAACAATAGTTCCTTTATTAGAGGATACGTCTGTACTAACAGATACACTATTAAGAGTATAATCAAAATCAATATCTGAAATTTTAGACCTATCAGGGCAAGATGAAGATCTGGTAGGAGTCTGATCAATCTTTAAATTTCTTTTATACTCTGCGGTAATTGTAACTGTTGTTGGGCTGGTATTATTATATGCTGTACCTGCAGTGTCTAACATAGCTCTATCCGCACCAATAATATTATCAGTCATATAGTGACCTTCTATACTGCTTCTGTTTTCATTCTCGTAATATAAACCAGCACCAGAAGCAATGCCATCTTCATTAGCGACATCATGACAGATTCCTCCACCAGTAACAGTTGGTGATAAAGTAGATCCTCCGCTAAGACCGGGACCCGGATACACGGGTCTAGCAAAATTATTCTGATCTCCAGATGCTTGTGCTTTTGTGCAATCAAGTGAATATGTGCGACTAATTTGAACGCTACAGGGCCAAGTAGAAGGACAAGAACTAAGTGTTCCATTGTAGGTAGAATTAGTCATATCAATAATATCATCCAGCCCTTTAGTTGCCCTGCTTGAATCTCCTAGCATAAATCCAAAGTATGCTTGCAAACAATCTTGACAATTTTCTAAATAAGAATATGCACTACCAGCTGAAGTTCCTCCGGCAGCGTGAGTTTTAATTACTGGACTACTGATATACGCAGTGATTGGATAAGGATATGCTAATCTTGTTTCATAACCACCTGTGCATCCGGGTTTAATTTGTTTGGTTCTATCAATAACTCTAAAGATATCTTCAGGTAATGTAGCCGACTTTGATTGATCATTACTACCACCGCCAACTAGCTGAGCTTCCGTAGCATCTGCAGTGCTGCTGCTAGGCGTACCATATACTGCTGATGAGGCTCCGCTCACATTTACCAAAGATCCAGAAATAGTAATATAATCACCCACATCTAGCGGATTGGTGGCATTATTAGTAGAACCATTAATGCTAGCACCAATTACATTAACAGCAAAGTACTGCGGTTCAGCACATTGATCATCATGGTTATCACCATCGCAGTTGTATTTGTTTTTTAATGCTTGAAGATTATTAGCAGTATCTACTTTATTATTAGCAGTGCCCCCATGTAAGATTTGGAAGTATTCGTTTTTATTACACAAACAAACAACAACCCAAAGTTCATTATCTTGAGCAACAGATTCATCTAAGATATTATCACAAGCATCTCCACCTGCACCGGGACTGCCTACTGCATCAAACAGATCACTACCCGATACTCCTGTAAGAATTAAAGCACCTTTTGGTGGAGAGTTAGTAGTAGTGCTCCTGTCAACAAGCCAACCGAGTTTATCGCCACTAGTTCCTGCTGGATCGCAGTCATCAAACTGTGACTTGACATAAACTTTACTAGCTGCTACGCCCTCAAATACTGTCGTGGCAATGTAAGCGATCTCCGCAGCAAAACAACTAGTATCACATCGAGTACATTTAAAATACTCTGGACAACAGCGTTTGGTAATATCAGAAGCTGGCATATCAACACGGTCCTACAAGTGCATTGGTTGCGGAGAAGTAGTACAAACGGCTAATACCATCTGTTCCAGTACGACCCGCTGTAGTTCCAGTTGCAGTTCCTACCACAAGTTTCCTGCGTTCTGTCATTTCAACTACAACTTGTTCGTCAACAGTTCTCCAGCCAAGAGAATTAGATGTAAACCCTAAAGCATTGCCTCCATCTTCTGAGTTGCTAGACTCATAATCGGCCCCGTCTTCTGACTCAGTTTCAGCTTCTTTATTAGAAGTTCCAAGATTATATGCTAACACACCGCCAATAGGGATAACTCTAGCATTAGTAGGCCAGTCTCCTTCTGCATCTTGTCCGGGGCTAGTGCGAATACCGGGAAATACAAAGTCTTTGTCATTCATTAACTCATGGATATTAAGAGCAGCATCAAGGTGTGTACCGCCTGTAGCAGTATCCGACTCTCTTCCCAAATCAGCGCTTCCAATATTAATCTGAGGCACATTAGACTGCCCCTCAGTTGAAATTGCTACTGCCCCTTGTTGACTAGCATCCGTAGTACTAAACTGTGCAAGAGGTCTGTGTCCTTTATAACCAGCCAATGCTGTAAAAGTAATTTTATTAACATCGCCACCCGTGCCTTTTACAGCTTGATAAACTCCGCCTGTAGTTCCAGATACACATAACTTAACAGTTCCGTCTGATGAATCAGTTAAATCAATAAGATCTTCTAGAATTTTATCTACAGCAGCTTCTGGAGTTGAGTTATTAGCAATGTCTGCTGTAGTAATAGTTTGGAATATACCAGAACTATTAGGAATTTTAAGAGTATGATCTCCTGCAGAACCTGCTGCATTAACTGTAATTGTAAGAGTCCAAACTTGAGCTACGTCATAAAAGGTGCTGCCTAATGATACCTCTTCCCAAGCGTATAGGAATCGGTTAGGTAGGGCATTAGGGCTTGAGGTACTATAGTCAGCATTTAAAGGCTTAAAGTGAGTAATACGGGCTAAGAATTTCTGTTCATCTACTACAGATCTTACTTGGTTGTTAAGCTCTTCGCCTACAGGAATTCTATCACCAATTTGTCCATCCCCGTAATGAAGGTGAACAGCCCCATATTCTCTAGTTCCATCGGTTGCAGTAAAGTTTCTATTCGCTGGCATTTCTACCGTGATTTCGCCTGCTGCACCTGTGTTAAAACTATTATGATCGGACTTACTTCCTCTACGCTTTTGTACTCTACTAGCCATATATTAACTCCTTAGTTTTGACCTGATCTGTAGGTCTGTTTGAAGACACCTTTAAATTCAATATGTGTAATATTACAGGGAGTATAGTGATCGCTTGTGATAAACACATTCATACGCTCTG